CGTGGTTCTGCTCCAGTGGGAATAATTCTTTTACAGCCTGAATGAGTTTCCACTCAACATGTGCAGACAGTTCATCAATGCCTGGTACCTCCCGGCAGGCCTGCAACAGATTCTGGATATAGATATTGCTTTCGTCCGCCTCAGCTGCGCCGATCTGTACTTGCACAGCTTCACTGATTTCTTTTTCTTCGGTGTCGTTAAGCAGGTGTGCAATCAGGCGCTGCGGCAGGCGCAGTCGTGCTACCGGGCGGAGCAGTGCAGGTGCGTCGGCAGCCGGCGCACTGGCATTACCGGTATCGTCTGCCAGCTGCGCGCGCTCGTCCTGGATATTTATTGAATCCGCGGCTTTTGAAATTTGACTCCATGACTTCCCGTCTTCGCCGAGTTCGTAACGATCGCACCAGGTATCATCCAGAACGCGCTCGGCGGGCAGGTCGTCGACAACAAGCCAGTTTGTACGGACCGGCAGCTGGTAATCCGCGCCGCGACCGACTTCGATTTCGGCATCTTCCAGGATGTTCTCGATTTCACGCTGGGCGCGTGAGTCGGATTTTGCAGAGAACCAGCAAAACAGGTTTTTTGCTCCTGACTTCGCTTTTGCCTTAATGAGAAACGCATATGTGTTCATTGCGTCTGAGCTCCTTTGGGTTGTAAGATCCCCGGCGCTTGTAAGAGCCGCCTTCGGTTTAGGTGAAAAATTCCGGTATGCTTTGGTCGGTGTTACCGGACGTAAGGCCCGCTTCGGCGGGTTTTTGCGTTTATGGCTCGTGGGCCATCTGGTCGTGCTCGGCGCACTGCCTGGAGCAGTACTGCCGTTCTTCGCGGGAAAGCATGTTGCCGCGCAGTAAAAGCAGGGTACTTTTCACTTCATCGCCTGGCTGAAGCAGGCTTTTGCAGTAGGCGCATTTCGCCCCGGCAGTTTCCTGACCGTGAATCATCGGATCCCCCCAGCCATTCAGTAAAACTTCCACAAGACAATCGTTGATACGTATGGCGCCGCGCATGGTGCGCAGGTAAACGTATTTGCCGCGAACCGCTGACACATTCCAGGTGTGCCCGTCGTGCTTTGCCAGCATTCCCGGAACCACACACTGGCGAATGATGTGCATCGTGCCGTAGTGTTGATTAACCATCTCACCCTCTGCCGTTATCGCCCGGCTGGCGGAACGTTTGTAAACCTGCTGCGTGTTAATGACTCCACCTCATCCCGGTATTCGTATGCTCCGGGCCGCTACTTAGTGGGCGTCCTGCCTTGGTGGTCGTTACTGCGTATTGATGGGGTAAGTAAATCACCGCTTTACCAAATGGTCAAGCGTTATGAGATAAAAAAGTACAGCTACGCTTTACCATGCTGCGAAATAGGTTGATTTGTGATGATTTAGGGCAAAAAAAATCCCAGCGCGGGGCTGGGATTGGGAGAGGGGAATTAACTTTTATTCGGAGGGGTCATCATCGTGGAATTTGATACGACCTTTCATAAATTTTTCGTACAACTCGTCCAGCTCTTTTAAGCGCAAAACGAATATCCGAATCATGTTTTTCTGCTCTTCACTTGGTAACTGTCGATAAAGTTCAAGCAACCGTTGTTCGTCAGGCTTCAACCCATCCTTTTCACTGACATCTTCGCCTAATAACCATGCGACAGAAACGCCAGCGGTATCGGCAATTGCCAGGGCAGATTCTTTACTAATTTTCCCCGTTCTAAACCAACCAGTAACAGCTTGTTTGCTGACATTAGCTATTTTGGCCATCTCGGTTTTAGAGAAGCCTTTGGCGTTCAGTTCAGTCAGCCTCTCAATGAGGTTTTGGTTTGGCTCTTTTTTCATGCCGTCATTGTAAACAATCACTTTACCAATGGATAGGCAATCCTGTATTGACTCGTTGGTAAATTGGTGCTTTACTTCGCTCACTTGAGGAGGTCCTATGACTGGTATTGAAAATGCAATTCGACAGCTCGGTTCGGCAAGTGCGCTGGGCAAAGCAGTCGGCTTATCAAAAATGGCCGTATCTCTTTGGAGACGCAATGGCGTACCGGCTGAACGAGTGCTCCAGGTGTTCGACGTAACTGGCGTCACTCCACACGAACTACGCCCCGATCTTTACCCCAACCCGACCGATGGTCTTCCGAAACAGGAGTAGCTATGCAATCACTTCATTTTCAACAGAGTACCGGAACAATGCCGGTGACGATGATAAATCGTTTTCAGGAAGAGCCGGAATTTACTCATCAGCAGATTCGTACGGCCGTCCGAGCCTGGGCGGCAGCAATCGACAATCAGGATGTAGTAGCGGCGATGATCGTTGAAGAGTATCAGCTCAACGGCGGCGGCCTTGAGTTCCCGGTGGAAATAAATCGCCAACGTCAAAAGATCTTCCGCTGGCTTGACGGCGATACCAGTTATGCATGCGGAAAAATTCGCGAATTAACACCAGCAATTATGAATGTTCTCCCGCTTGAGTTCCGCATTCGTCTTGTTCCTCAGGAAGACACCCTTTCGCGCGTCGCGGCGGCGATGAAAGAGTGCGCGGAAGCCAAGCAGGCCGTGCTGATGAAAGCGCCTGAACATCAGAAGCTGAAAGAAGTGAGCGAGGGAATTGCATCGTTGTTTCACCTGATGCCGGAGCAGGTCGGGCCGCTGATGACAATGGTCACGTCGATGCTGGGGGTTATATGAATGGCACTAAAATTGGCGAAGCCCTGACGGCGGCAACCGGCAAGGCTTCAGGTGCAATTAAGGACATCAATCGCAGGATCATTATGACAAACGTCAATTTAAATTACCAGGTGTGGGAGGCATAGCTATGTCGAATGTCGCTTACGCCAATTTCGCGGCGCATTCCGCCGCCAGGAGCAACAGGATGGAAAACCAGAAGACCGGATTCATCCCGTTGTACCGGAGTGTGCTTAAACAACCTTGGTCTAAAGATGTTTTCCTGCGAACGCTGTGGGACAACCTTCTGCTGAATGCCGCCCGACAGCCGTACACAGCGAGTTTTAAGGGACATCAATGGGCACTGCAAACCGGACAACTGGTGACCACCTCAGCCGATCTGGGGCTGAATCTGTGTGACCGTAACGGGCAGCCAACGAGCCGTCACACGGTTGACAGAATGCTGGACGTTTTCGAGCGGGAGGGAATGATTTCAAGAACCGGCGCGCGCCGGAAAGGCACTGTGATTACAATCACAAATTATGCCTCTTATGCTCAAAAAATGGCCGATTTACCCGCGAATAAGAGCGCGCTTAATGGCGAGCATAAGCCCGAGCATAACGAACCCAGTAACGGCGCGGGTTTGGATGGTGGAACCGCGAATAATCCCGCGCAAATAGCCGCGCATAAATCCGCGAATCATGAACAACAAAGTAATAACAACAATATAAATACTAAAAGATCTTCGTTTCGGAATTCTGGCGAATCCCGTAACGACGCCACTGAAAAATTTCTCTCCCGTCACCCCGAAGCCACTGATGGAATTTACACCCCAGCGGGCAAATCCTGGGGAACGGCTGACGACCTCAAAGCCGCGCGCTGGATTTACCAGAAACTCCTGGTGGTCAATGCCAGCCTTTCAGAACCGAAATGGGTTGAATGGGCAAACACTGTTCGCCTGATGCGCATGGTTGACCGCCGGGCCCACCGCGAGATTTGTGAGCTGCTCGTGTGGGCCAGCGAGGACGAATTCTGGGGCAGTAACATCCTGAGCCCGTCCGGCCTTCGTAAACACTGGGACACGCTGACAACGCAACGTGCACGCAAATCAAAAAATTCCCATGCCAGCGCAGCGCCGCTGGATTTCGATAACACCAACTGGGTGGAGGGTCTGCTGCCATGAAAAACATTGGTACCGAAATGCGAAATTTCGATCGTGAGCAAATGCGCCGTGTTGCGATGGGAATGCCGGAACATGAGTCCGCGCCGCGCCAGGAGCATGCTGCCCAGGTCTTCAACGAGCTATTTCGCCAGCTGCGCGCCACGTTCCCGGCCAGTATGTCCGTTTTTAAAACGCAGGCTGATATTGACGAATTCCGGCGCCAGTGGCTGCTGGCTTTTGCAGAGAACGGGATTACCAGTTTTGCTCAGGTTGATGCAGGAATGCGAGTTGCCCGCACTCAGGAAAAACCGTTTCTGCCGTCGCCCGGCCAGTTCGTGGCTTGGTGTCGTGCCGAGGAAAGCGCTGCCGTGGGCCTGCCTGACCAGAACGAGCTGGTAAAGCTGGTTTACGAGTATTGCCGCAATCGCAGCCGTTACAGCGACGCCGAGTCCTATCCGTGGCCTGACAACGAAATAACTCCGCGTACGGTGAAATATCGTGCCAGCTACTGGCTGGTAACCATCCTGTACCAGCAGATGCGTTCCTACGGGCTCACCGATATGGAACTTAACCGCAAAGCCGGTGAGGAGCTGGCAAAAATGGTGAAACGCATACGCGCTGGTGAAGTAATTCCAGAGCCGGTTGCGCGTCTGCCGGTGCTGGGCAGCAAACCTGTTACCCGTGAGCAGGGAATCGAGAAAATTCAGGAAATCCGGGCGAAGTTCGGGCTTAAAGGCGGGAGGGCTTAATCATGACAACGAATTCAGTTAATGCCGTTATCAAATTCCTGACGAATCGCGCCGGGAATCTTCATGAAATTGCCGCGGCTATCGGCATGGATCCAAACCGGACTTCAACGCTGCTCGGCGGCCTGCTGCGTAGCGGGAAAGTGATACGTTCAGGGCGGCGGCGCGAATATGTTTACGCGCTTGCTCCTAACTTTAAAACGCCGGAAGAAACCTTTCTGAGCCGTTTGGATGCCGTGGTCGCTGAGCTGAAAGAACGACGCAGAATGACGTATGCGGAAATAAAAACGCTACTGGGTACCAGCGACTGCATCACGCGCGAGTTTCTGATTCAGATTTGCAGGAAGGGCAACATCATCAAACAGGGTAAACAGGGTTATTTCCTGACCTTTCAGGATTACGAGGCGTACGTGGAAGCATTGGCTGAGCGCCGTAAGGCAAAGCGTAAAGCTGAATCCGCAGCCCGACGGGCGTCGCTTAAAGCGCAGCCCGGACCCGCAGAGCCGGAAAAACCAGCAGAACCGGTTAACGTAATCACTGATGAGTGCCGCCAGAACTGGCAGGGCTATAACATCCATAAAATCTTCGGGAGTGCCCGCGCATGAAAGACATGACCCATGAGCAGTTAATCCGCGCCACTTACGTGGTCGCTAAGTTTAAAGATCCGGAGACAGCCAAGCTGCTGAGCGAACTGGCGGGGCGACTGGACTGTGCGCTGGTAGCGGCGCGTACGGCTTGTATGGAACGTGACGCCTCTGTCAGAGCCGAAATTGAGTGGGAGATGGCCATGCATCAGGCTACCGGCGCTGACAGCGTTGATGACGTAGTTCTGTTCATTGAGTCGCTGAAGTCAGCTGCTGGAGAACTCACCAAAGGAGACGCAGCGTGAACTGGAAACATGATGCGTTAGCCCACGATCTTGCTGAATATTTGCGGCAGAATACCGCGCGAATCGTCTGGGAGGATATGCAGCTTGGGCCAAGCGGTACCGCGCGCCCGGATGTTTACGCGATCCCATGCTCATTAAGCAAATTTTGCCCCGTAGTCTACGAAATAAAGGTCAGCGTCTCCGACTTCCGCGCCGATGTGACTGCCGGGAAATACACGAAATATTTTGCGTACGCCAGCGCGGTTGTCTTTGCCGTTCCCGAGGGAATGCTGAAACAGGTTGATATCCCGGAGGGCTGCGGGTTGATGGTTCGTAAAGAGAGCGGGTGGCATACCCTGAAAGGCCCGGCCATGCGATCAGTCGACAATCTCCCGCGCGATGCCTGGATAAAACTGGTTATTGATGGTATCCGCCGTGAAACCGAGCGCGCCCGGGTTATGATGCGTAGCGCCCCGGTTTATGTTGATGAAAGACGGCTGGCGCAGCGTCATGGCGACGAAATTGCCAGCCTGGTTTCGCAGGCTTACAACGCTAAAGTTCGTCTCGAATCGGCTATTAAAACTCAGGAAAAGCGCCGTGCTGAAGTATTCCAGCAGACAGAGCAGGAGGCTCGCTGGCAACGTGAGCAAATAGAGCGACAGGCCGAAAGCCTAAACCGGACACAACGTGAACTGGCTAATGTTCTCGGTTTGCCTGAAAACGCAACGGTTAATCACCTTACACAGGCAATTAATTCAGCCACATATCGACTCGCTCAGGATGCGGAGGTTATACGTCTGCGCGGTTTATTCAGCAGGCTGGAGGATTTGCTGGTGAGCGCCAACCAGAAACTGCCGGGTGAGTCGACCAAGGCTGGTGTTGCATGTAAAAAACAAAGTATTCAACCCAAGGGGCGCTTACCATAAAGCACCTGCATCAGATACTTGAAACAATCAGCAATGCAACAGCAAAAAGCGAAAGAGGTATTTCGGTTATATGATGATTGAGTCGGGATAAGTTTGGATCTTTGACGTTATCTAGAAAAAAGGGTTTAGTATTAAACGAATCGCTTGGGTATTCCGATTTGACTGAGATACCCAAGCTAATTAGTGATAATCATATGTGGAAACAATTAAGGTTCAAGAGTCCATGCTTCAACTTCCCACTCGTTAATTTGCGAGGCCGGTGGGGCAAAGAATGCTCCCGTAGCCATTTCTACTTTCTCTATGTAAGGTATGTAAAATTCCTCTATCGTAGGGCTGTCAAGTGAAATGGCAAAGTGTTCGTTAATTAGTTGTGCTGTTATTTCCTGACCGGATAAAACTTTTTCGGGGCTAAATCGTACACATTGCATAATAATTAAAGCGCCGATTGCGTGAATGCAATTTTTTAAATTTGCTTTATCGAAATTAAACAAGCTATCATGTTTAGTTTTATTATAATCATCATACCATGAAAGAGTTTGAGTGGGGCGTTCCTCATCCCAATCCCCAAATGGTTTAAATTCAAGTGAGTATGGGTGGCTGATGAATTTTATTTTATATGTGTCTAATAATAGCGTCTTTTTTAATTTAACATAATCATTCGTTCTCGGTCTCTGAATGTTAGGGGCTGCAAATTTCAAATAGCTAAGCCAATAACTCTCAATGGCGGTACAGGTCAGTATGAACAATTCTCGTAATTTATGTCCATAAGAAGTCATGCTTGTATTACAGGGTTCTATGTAAAGAAGTATGTCTTTAAGTTTCTCAATCAAGATTCTTAATTCTCTTTTAGAGCGATTGAACTCTTCAGGAGTTATATTTAATGCTTGTTCGATATTTACTTGTAGCCCGGGTCTCCAGACATGTTTTTTAACGCTGCCTACGTCAATTTCCGAATTCGTTATATTCGACAAGGGGTTGTTATTATTAATTATATCGTTAATTGAACCAGTTTTTTGGGTATATACTACCCAACCCTGTTCGAGTATAGGTGAAAAAAAACAACTTGGTTGAGTATACATTGTCACAAAGTCATTCGTGTTTTCGAAGGTTGAGGCTATAAAATCATTGACCTGCTCCCCGTTGATTAGTACACCCCGATGTTAGTAATGTCTTCATAAGCCACATGAGGACATCCCCATGAAGAAGCGTTTTTCCGACGAACAGATCATC